ATCTAATAATTTTTGAAACAAATTTACCTCTATTATTAATTTAGACATAGTGATATGTTATATTTTACTATAAATATAAATTATTATTCTTTTACCTTCGTTTTGCTCTGGATGGTGTTGGTGAATTCACACCTTTTGTTGCATTTTCCATAGCTTCTCTCTCCTGTTCTTTTGCATTCAACAATTCATTCCAATAAAATTCTCTCAACTTGGTGGGCATATAATACACATCATTCCATGTGAACCCACCTTGTGAGGAATATATTAAACTAAATATTTTTTTATGCAAATATGAGCTATACTCAATCGGCAGGGTAAAAAAAGTCTACCCCTATGGGCACTTTCAGTGCCTCCGTCTCACCAGTAAAAGGGGATGTATAATCAAAAGTTAAATCAATATCAGGAGATATTTCAGATATGTACTTTCTCAATGCTTTAGAATCTGCTGCTAACAACTGATTTGTAATAAAATTACTAATAGTTCCAAAGTCTCTATTACCATTTACCTCTGTGATTAATCTTCTATATCTTGCTTGAATATCGTTTCCTTGCTTAGTAATTTTTTCACTTGCTTCAATATCTTTTTGAATTGCAATTTCATCACCATGAGTAAGAATTTTGAATTTGATTTTAGCACCTGTTTTAGGTAATGTAAAATCATATTCATTATTTCTGTTTAATCTTTCTGGGTCGATTTCTTTAATATTCAATTTAGATATATCAACTGTTACTTGGACAGGGTCCCCTTCTTGTGGGTCATTTACAGTTACATTGTATTCTGGTCCAAATGCCAAAACTCTCGATGCGATTAGAATAGCATTTTTATCACCAATTACTAAATCATTTATATTGATTGATGTATCAACTATGATTGCTTCTAATAATTTATCTAATACAATACCTTTACGAATAAGATTTGTAGAAGTTAAAATATCTTCTTCTTTTGCAGTCATTAGTTTAACCACAACATCTCCTTTGGATAATGGTGATGATTCTGGATATACTAATCCTTTAGATGGTAATGAGATTGTTTCAGTTGGGAATGGATAACTTCTTTCTGAAAATTGTTGAGGTGGTGTTGCTCCCAATCCTCTTGTAACTTGTTGTTCTAATTGTTGTTCCATATTAAAATATAACTTTGTGTTTAATAATATATATCACATTTTTCAAAAAAACAAAGGGGAAACATTGCTGCTTCCCCTTTTATATTTAAGAGTTTAACTATTAGAGATTAGTATTCAAGTATAGCGTAATCGTAAGTTAAAGTTAATTCAATTGATAATGGGTCGTTTGATGCCCAATCTAATTCACCAAAGTTTGCAGATGAAATAAATGCTCCCTTCAATGTCCATTGTTCTACTTTATCACCAACTGGTCCTAATAGATAGAAAGTAATATCTTTTTTGTAGAATGCTGCGTATCCATCTCTACCTGTTAAAGATTCATGTGAACTTCTAATCCACTCCATTACCTGTTGTGCTCCTGATGGAACGATTGGGTCATAAAGAGTAATGTTGATATCATCCCAATTAGATTTTCCTTTTATCTTTCTTTTTATGTTGATATGGTCTAATTCAACGATTTCAGATGTAAAAGTTGGTCTACTTGCGGTTTTGATAATGTATGACTCTATACCATTGATTTCCATGATGAATCTATTTCCCAATTTGGGTTCAAAATTCTTATAGAACATCTTGTCAAACTCTAATATTTCTGGCATTTCTTTTGTATTTAAATGTTATTCTTCTATAAATATCTAATTTTTTAATTATCCGTTAAATGCGGCACCAGTTGGTAAGATATTGAAATCAATTTGGATGAATTCAGCTGTCTTAGTTGGTTGTAAGTAGATAGCTCCTTTCATAATGTTTCTATCTATTACATCTGGTGTGTTGTTAGATGAATCCATCACTACTTTAAATGCATAAAGTCCTTGTCTTTGTTGGATTGCCTCCAAATAAGGATTTACGATGTTTAAGAATCTATTTCTAGTTTCAGAAGTATTTTGTTCAAATACCAAATATCTCGAAGTAGATGCGATGTATTTTCTAACAGTCAATAATAATCTTCTTACGTTGATTCTATCTAATGCGGATGGTTTATCTTGTAATGTCTTTTGTCCAAACACTACGATACCTTGTCCTGGGAACTGAACGATTGGATTTACTTTTGCTTCGTATAATGTATCTTTTTCAGATTGAGTTAAACGATTTTGAACAGATACTGCTCCAATCAATCCACCTCTATTTAAACCTGCTGGTGCAAACCATTCAGCTGCTACTCTATCATTTGCTGCGAATACTCCTGGTAACAATACAGATGGTGGAACAGAAATTAATTTGTTTGTATTTACATCTATTGTTTTTACCCAAGGGTAGTAAGTTGCTGCGTAGTTAGAATCGATTGCTTCTGCTTGTGTTACTGCTTGTGAGATTGAGTCTGAATAAGCATTTGTATCCATAATGTAGAAACAATCACTTCTCTCTTCAACCATATCCAAAACATCAGTTGTTACAGATGGGTGTAATCTTCTAATAACACCAGGAGTTACAACCATATTGATATCAAATTCATCTGAGTTTGATAATGCTGCGATTGCTTTACCGTATGCTACCGAACCACTAGCAGTTGATGATGATAAGTTAAATCCTTGTGAGTTTCCTTCTACGATATCAGTTCCTTTGTAGATAGGAGTTGCAGGGCTCATACCATCAAAACCTTCTTGGAATGCTACAACAAATTGTGCCGATGTTGAACCTACTACTAAAGTACCACCATTTGCCACATCTAATCCAAATGCAGTATTCTCACCTACACCTGCTCCTGCTGGAATTGGTTTTAAGTAAATTGCGTTATCCGTATTACCATCCAAGTCAATACCACCGTATTGTGTAGTAGAACCTGTGATGTAAGTTACTTCTGGAATCAATGCTCCAACTGCTGCTGATGCAGAAACTGGCAATGTATAAGCTCCGTGTCCGAAAGGAACTGCTTGTACCGGTGCAGATTCGTTTAAGTTTGCAATTCTAATATATCTTGAGTTATTCACCCAATCACCTGTTTCTGAAATTTTACCAGATTCATCAATTGATAATTTTCTATCACCGATTACTCTACTGATAAAGTTAGGAGAATTAGGGTCTAAGTTGATATTTGAATAAGTTTCTAATACAACTTTCTTTTTGTTAGTATCTGAATATGCTCTTACAGTTAAAGTAAATGTACCATAATCAGTTCCACTTACACTTCCTGCTGCTTTGATGTTTGAGATAGCAACTTTAACTTTTGTATTTGCAGAGTTACCAACACCCAATGTTTCAACTTTAAACAAATCATATCTATCACCTGAAATTAGTTGTGATTGGATATATGGAGTTAATGCCTCTTGTGCATCGAATCCAAAGTTTTGGTCTCCCAATACATTTACAGATGCAGATGTTCCCGCAGTGAATGAAATTGCAGAGTTTTTAAAGAATCCGTATGAGTAAGCAGTTTTTGCTCCCAATGCAGATGTTCCGAATACTGCTTCAATATCATTTGTATCAGTTGAATCTAAAGATGCGGATAAATCTAAACTACCACTATTGGTATGTAGAATAAAATCACCATTTCCTGAACCCGTTACACTTGCACCATATAAACCTGCGTTTGAGTTTGTTGATGTATTGAATAGGATACCTAATGATTGTGAAACTGCTCCAGAAGTTGCAGTTAGTAATAAAGGAGCAGTTTCGATGTATCCACCGATACCTGCAATTCTTGCAATTGTTGCAGTTCCTGCCTCTCTTAAATATGATTGTACTGCTAATGGTGTGTAGTATGTTCCGTCTACTGCTCCAAAAAGAGTTTCGAATTCTGCTTGAGAATTAACGATTGTAGGGACTACTGGTCCTTCTTTGAAAGGTCCTATAAATGCTGCACCAATATCAGCTACACCTTGTTGTAAAAATGAAAGGTCGTTTTCTTTTGTAAAAACACCTGGTGATACTATTTTATCTGCCATTTTAATGCTTAATTTAAAAATTTTATTATCTCAATATAAATATAAAAATTATTTTCAAAACACCAATTACGGTTTATATGTTGGTTGGAAATAATTGTATACCTGTGTAACTTCAGTTGAACTCAATACTCTATTGTAGAATAATACAGGTCCTAACTGACAATTTGCGTAGTTATCTGCTCTACCTAATTTGATATCGTAAGCAGTTGTTGCTGAAAATGCACTAACAGTTCCAGTTCCTACACTATTGTTATTTAAGTAATATGCAATACCCGCTGCTGCCGAAACGGTTACACCAACCATATGCCAAGTATTTAATGCAGGTGCAGTAAATGTTTGAACAGAGTTAGATACAGTTCCTCTAGCCGTTGCAAAATGGAATCCGTTCCAAGCAGTTGCTCCACTGCTATATAGATAGAAATTATAATCTCTATCAGCACCTTCTTTTGAGAATAAACCACCATATGTTGTATTTTGATTGGCAGTTTGTCTAATCCATGCTATAAATGTCATAGCAGATACATCAAATTGAGTGATACCACCGTTGATGTTTGAACTTCTATCTTTAAACCAAAACGTATTACTTCCGTTTAATGACCAATACTTATCAATTCTAGTTGCTCCATTATTATATGATGGGTTTGCACCACTGTATCCGGCTGAGTTTGTTACACCTGCTGGTCTAACACCTGTGTTGTATCCACCTAAGTCTAACCAATCCGTTGTTGCAGTTCCGTTTGTAGATGCTGCTTTTGATGGGTCTAAATACATTCTCAATCCTGATGATGGAATGTATGGTTGTGTGCTTGTACCTTTATTGTGAGATATTACTCCGTTTGATAAATAAACGTCCGCATTCTCTACATTGACAGTTACAATTTCTATATCTTCGTTTATAATACCAATATCAGTTACTTCAACTTCAACTAAACCATCTACATCTGTATAAGTTACTAATTTATCACCAATAACAACATCTTGAATAGCTTTGAAGTGGTATTTGTTTATTTCAACATCATATACCCAAAGAGGGTGAGTTCCGGTTGCTTTAATTAAACCACCATTTAATTCATAATACCCACTTGCAAAGTTAAATGTAATATCTTTAACAACTACATCCTGTGCTGCACCATCTGATTCTTCTAACATAAAGAATCTCCAATCTAGTTGGTCTGATTCAGGGTCTTGTGATTCATCTGGCAATCCTGCTGGCACCCATGCTTTAATCGTATCTCCAACTACCAAATCTTCAACATTTAATTGGTTTCCAGATGCAAGTGTTATTTTAGTTCCAAACAACAAACAAAAATCAGGTTGGTTTATTGTGTTATAAACATCAACCGCATATAAAGTTTTTGTAGTTGCTACTCCGTAGTTTGTTGCATTTACGTTATATCCATCTGCATATCGCATTGTTAAAACAGAAGATGCTTCGGAATATGCAGATGCATTGATTGATGCGGGTGTAATAGGGACTACCGTAGGACCTGATGAAAATACTCTTGTTCCAGGTGAAAAGTTTGCATTACTAAATGAACAAGTGTAGTTGTTGGTAACTTGCTGAACTTTTGAGTAAAATAATGAACCAGTGGATGCAAATGAAAATTGTGCGTTTTCACTGGTACTTTCAACAATGTAAGTATATGTTGGAACTGTTACCGTGACAGCATCAGTTGCAAATCCAAGTAAAGAAGAGTTTGCCGCAGCACCACCCAATCCTCCGATTGAAACTGCCTGCGTTGTTCTAACAGAACCACTAACTGCTCTGTATAAATTTCCTAATGATAAATTAGTTCTTGCCATTTTTTATGTGTTATTCTCCGTTATAAATATGTAAAAGTTTTTCTTTCCATACTTCTTTATTTCCAAAGTGGCTCATCATCCAATTTTTTAATTTTTGATGTTCTACTTTTCTCTCTTCGTAAGTATCTTTACAGATTTGCTCATAAGTTTCCTTAAAACTTTCTGCATCTTTTGCCTTATATTTGTAGTCGAGGGGAATACACCAGTTTTCGTGTAATATTGGTATCTTACCCCAATCAACTGCTTCAAATATTCCATATCCGAATGGTTCATTTTCAAAACAAGAGTGAGATACACCCCAATCAAGTCCGTAGAACCTTTCTTTATATTTGTAATCAAATTTATAAATTTTACTTTTTTCAAATTTATATCCGTACTTTTGTCTGTAATATTTATTAAACGTTTCTGTGTTAGTAGATACATATGATTCAAGTCCATCTATGAACTCTACATTCTTCCTACCTTCTGCTCTTGCAGCAAATCCTACTTTTAAGGATTCAGAAACTTCTTTATTTACTTTAAATTCGTATTTGTTTGGTATTTGATGTAAATTATCTGCTTTATATGGAAAATGGTATAACCCTACCCATACTTTGTGTTTAATTTTATCAATCATTTCTGATTCATATTCCCAATTACCATACCAATGTAAGTATTCTTCTTTTTTCATTTGTGCCATTAAAGACACTTTTGTTAAATTATGAAAAACGATTGAATCAATCTTTTCCAAACTTTGATGAATAGCTCGTGTTGGGGTATAATGACCATGAAGAATATGTATCCGTCTTGCACCTTCAAATATTTTTAATATCTCATCTTCCGATGTTTCCCAAATATGTTCAATATCAATTGGAAACTCTTTGTAATTTTGAGGTTTGTGTCTATGGAATAGAAGAAGTGGCTTCACTTCTAAATGAGGAGCCACTTCTTTTATCCATTCTGTTACCCATATATCCGCACCACTATTGAACCAAGGTCCTCCTGCGGTGGTGTAATAAACGTCGTACATTTATTTAGAACCTATTTGTGCTTTTAACTGGTCTATTTGAATTTGTTGTTCTTTAATTGCTTCTACCAATAAACCTACCATTTTAGAGTAATCTAATGATAAGAAACCATCTGCTCTTTCATTTACTACCTGTGGTAGAACTTGCTGAACTTCTTGTGCGATTAAACCTGTCTTTGGAGTTGATTTAGTTACTTCATTCACATCATCATTCCATTCCCAAGTTACACCATTCAATTGTTTAACTTTCAATACTGCATTTGAGATAGTTTGAATATTATTCTTATGTCTCTTATCAGATGTTGAGTAAGCTACTACGTCACCAGTTGCAGTTACACTTGCAAAAGTTACGTTTGATGTTGTTGCTACTGCTTGTC